GTTATTAGTAGCGTTGTGGAATATCTGAAAATCCCCACCATTACCAAACAAGGCCTTACTGCTATCAGTAAAAGTAATGTCATCATTAGCAGATACGGCTATATCAGTACCACCTGTTGTATTGCCGTTAGCTAGGATCTCAGCTAGGGTATCAACTGTACCTACCTGACTGTCTACATAAGCTTTAATTGATTGCTGACTAGCAACTGCTGTCGCTGAGTTGCTAGACATGTTATCTTCATCTTTGAAAGCTGTACCTGATAGTGTTCCATTTAGTACAGGACTAGATAATGTTTTATTAGTGAGTGTTTGTGTTCCTGTTAAGGTTGCAACAGTATTATCTACAGCAAAAGTTACACCATTACCTGAGGCTGTTGATGTAAGACCAGTACCACCAAGTAATGATAGAGTTTCTGAATCTAAATCAATCGCAATAGTTGCACTACCGTCGCTTATATCTAAGTCTTGTGCTGTTACTTGGCTATCTACATATGCTTTGATTGACTGTTGTGAGGCTACTGCTGTAGCAGAATTACTAGCCATATTGTCTTCATCTAAGAAGGCAGAACCTGACAAAGTACCGTTCAGGACAGGGCTAGTAAGGGTAGGGCTTGTAAGAGTCTTGTTTGTTAGGGTTTGCGTCCCTGTCAGCGTAACAACCGTATTATCAATAGCAAAGGTAACTGAAGTCCCTGATGCATTAGAAGTAATACCTGTCCCACCTATAAGAGATAGAGTTTGTGTATTAAGGTTGATTCCAATAGTTGCACTACCGTCAGATACATTTAAGTTGACGGCACCTAGTGCTGATATGTTTTGAAAGTTAGTACCATCCCAATACTGTAGTGTAGTGGTGGTAGTGTTATAGATAATCTGCCCAATATTGAAGTTGAGCTCGTCTCTTTCGGCTGTAGTAAGTTGTAAAGTGTTATCAGGATCAATAGACCCTAAGTTGATTTCTAGTGTTCTAACTAGCTGATTAAACGTTTCAGCTGTTACATTTGGCCCTGTAGCAAAGGGTAAGTTGGTTTGTAAGAGTTTAGCCACCCTTATCTTCTCCCGTCGGTTCTAAGATCTAGTCTTGTCGCCCCTAACCTCCATCCAACATCATTATTGCCAGAATCACCATCATTCGATTCTAGACGTAACACAAATTGTCTGCCTCTTGACCTAATAAATGCTTGTTGTGTAGTTGGAGAGATAACTGAACTTGACGTTTGTGTTAAAGAATCGCCTGGATAATTTCTTTGCTTAGTAATCATTTTGAGATTACCACTTTCTATAAACTTAATATCAGGAATTATTTTACTTAGAAAAGCAAAACTTTCTCCATCACCTAAGTCTAAGTCTGACGACTCTATAAACACACCAGTCATTTCTGATCCGTCGTCGTTGAAGCCAGTCTCATGTTCGTATAAGTATGGAGCGCCAACGGCTTGTGGGAATGATTCGACACCAGAGTCTAACCAAGCAGTCCTCACCAACTGTCCGTAATACCAAATATTTGTAGCGTAGTTATAAATTACATAACGATTAATTTCTTCGTTATCGTTCACACCTTCTTTTTTAGAAGGATAGAACCACCCTACCTCATTATGTTCTTTGTTTGTAAAACCAAAAACTTTGTAGGCTTGATTTACATTCAAACCATTTTCATCATCTCTAAATACATAGTTCTTAACACTACAAGGCAGTTTCTGTACTCCACCACTATAAACATAAAAACTATCGTAAGACATGAAATAAACACCTCCAGGAGCTGTTACAGCTGCTTTAGGACCTATCAAGCCAGTTGAGTTATCAATAAGGTTTACTGCGAATGTAAATGGTGGACCAACAAACTGCATACTATATACAGAAGTATCAGTAAATATAACTATTTCTTGTCTTGATTTAACACCACCAACTATCTGAGATCCTGAGGATAATCTGACAGAACCAGCTGTATTTGTAGTCAAAGGTTCGAATTGTAGCTCATTTTCTTGATCACTAAATGCAACTAACATAGGGTCAACTACCCCTGTTCTATTACCACCTGATAGAGGATCAGCACCCAAAACAATCAAATGTCTGTCTGTTTCTGAAGTTATAACTTGTAAACCTTTGGTAGGCACTTTGTTAGCACCACCTATAGCTGACAATAAAGTAGCTCTTGTGCCTACACCTGATGTTGGTTGCCATCTATATAATTGACCACCTCTAGGATTAATTATGAGGTTTTGTCCAAAATTATCATGTGTCCACAAACGTAATTGATTAACTGAAGATAGTGTAGATGAGCCACCCCAGCCACCACCACCCCAAGTGCTTGCACCATAACCAACACCTGCAACAAAAACATCTAGCCCAACATTTATTTGATATGCACCAACAGTATTTGAACCACCATTACCTGTATCTGAAGAATTAGCTAGAACAGCAACCCCACTTGTGTTTTTTGCTTCTATACGGTAACTATTTGCATTTACTATTTCTGATACTTGATACTCTTGATTGAGAACAGCAGCTGTAATATTGCCACCTAAAGATACTGCGCCAGAAAAAGTAACGAAATCGTTTAAAACACAACCGTGGTCAGTATCTGTAACAGTAATCGTTGCATCTCCATCACCTACTTTGGCAAACGTTACATCTCCTGCTGCTGTGGTGTTTCTTATTGGTGTTATGTCATTAAATGCACTAGTGTCGTATATGTAATATTTTAGATGTGATCCTAAACCTAGAAATTTTGTACCGTCATTTGCTATCCAGTTGTGCAGGGCTCTTACAGTACCAAGATATTCTATCTTAGTAGCAGTAGAAGGTTGTGCTTCCCAACCACCAAACTTCTCTGGTCTACCTGCTCTAAACCGTACTAAATTACAATCAAACCAACCGCCTTCTGAATCGTAAGCGGTTCCTTCTCTGTCTATACCTGGAGCAAAGGATAATTTCTGAATAGCCATAACTTAAAGATATTCTATCTCGAAGTTAATATTATAGCTAGATTTGGTGTTAACCGTGGTATACGTCTGTTTTCATCATGCCAGCTAATTCATTAGCTCTGCCCTTAACTTGTGTAGCCCATTTGCTATCTAGCATTTGTGCTGCAACTTCGTCGTAGTCTTTAGCATGTAAGGCAAACAACATGTTCTTAAATTTAAACAATCTGTTGCCTAGATTAAAATACATATTAATTAGAACTATTTTTCTAGTTTCTGATAGGCTGTCGAAGCACTCAATTCTTGATGTTAAGATCTTTATACAGTTTTTTATATCATTAGTTAAAAGATAGTCAGCTTCATCTTGAGATATACCGCCCCCTAATCTTTCATCTATAAGTCTACCGTAGCCGATAGTAAGGTATTTTTCAGGAGTAGAATCTTCGTAGGCATGTGATACAAAGCCTTCATGTATTCTTAGCATGTGACTTACTTTGCTTTCTAATGTTTCTGCGCTCATATAAGTAAACTCTCTATTAATAAGGCGGCTACACTACAGATTAAACCCACCAGCAAAACTATAAGTGTAGTTAATCCACCTGAAACTTTTTGTTGTAATTCTTTTATTTCAAGCTCTATATCTACGAACTTGTTAAAAGCAGTCTTCCATCTCTCTGCACTCTCTTTTTGATGTACAGATAACTCAAGATGAACATCTGCTGCTGTTTTTCTGGCCACTATTTTTTAAGTTTTTTTAGCCACTCAGGTTTGTTTTTAGATACCCACATGTAACCAATAACACCCACAATAATTGCAACAATAATATATTCCATTATTTCTCCTGTTTATCTTCTGATTTTTCTTCTACTAGTTCACCAACAGATTCAGCAACTGGTTCTTGCATTTCTTTAAGCTTTGCAGTTACATGATTTCTCATCTGATTGATGACTTCTAATTCTTCACCCTTGATAGCACCTCTTTGCAAAGATACCTCAATAAGTTGATACGCTATAATTAAAAATTGCTTTTCATCCATAAGAAAGATTATACATTAAACAGATGTAGTTGATAAGTTTCCTGAATTATCAACGTTTATTCTATATCTAGTTCCATTAGGTGATCTTAGTATGATGCTTTTAGATGCACTTGATTGGGTAATTTCTATATCGAAATTAGTAGTCATTCCTGTACCAGCAAAAGTCATGTAATCAAAAGCACCAGAATTATTTTGTCCACCTATTATTACAGATCCTGTAGCGCCAACAGAAGCTCTTGACCTAACAGAAAAAACTCCAGCATCATGTGTCAAAACAACTTCATCTGAATTAGCACCCACATCTGATAATTTAAGTTGGCCATTTGAAGGTGAATTAGATATTATCTGTACACCACCATCTTTGTCTATTTCTACTCTAGGTTCTGCACCCAAAGTGGTACCCGCTCCTAAAACTAAATTGTCTGATGAGTCATCTAAGCCAACATGAAAATCTGTAGCATTACCATCAAACACAATCTTTGCATCATCTGCATTTCCTTCACCTATTTCTAAAGTAGGTTGTGCACCTCTTATTCTTACCTTATTGGTTGCTACTATATCGGTAAAAAGATTTACAACAACCGCTGAACTGCCTGCTCCATCAAGATAAACGCCCATTACTGCATTGTTAGGTATGGTGACATTCGAACTAGAGCCTTGTTTGACAATAATACTTTGTCCTCCTGTAGTAGCATTCTCAATAAACATAACTCTTTTGATAGTATTCGGACCAATAGTAAGAGTTCTTGTTGCAGACAAAGTAGTTGAAGATGTTACACGAACATACATACTTCTATAAGGACTTACAGAAGCATCACCTACAGTAACTGATTTATTGGCGTCAGTATTGAACGTAGCCTCTGTTGCAAAACCTAAAGCATCACCTATAAGACTAAGGTTTGTGTTAGTTGATGAACCCCAGGATCCTGCTTCGGCCCCTGTTGCTATTTCTTTTATTCTGAGATTGTTATCGTATGTAGCCATTTTTCTATTATGACACCCTAATTATTGAATTTGAAGCACCAGATGATGGGAATGTAA